TCGGTCGGTTCTCCGTAACTGAAGTAATTCATACCTTCCTCTTTCTTCGGAGGTTCTTCTGGCTCAAAACTCTTATCGACGGTCTTTTGGAAAGCCGCCAATGGACTCTCAAACTCTTTGGATGCTTCTCCGGTTGATAAGCTTTTCAGCGGAGAAAACGCTTCTTGTGTAACTGGTTGATCTGTCTGTCCGAGTAACGCACCTAAGCCACCACCGATAACCGTCGTACCGAGGTTTCTCAGGTTTATCCTCATCCGGTTAACTTCTTCTGCTTGTTTAATCTGCTCTCTAATCTCTTCCTCTGTAGGAGGAGGTGGAGAAGGTGGAGGTGGAGCAGGTGAAGGCTCCGGTGCAGGACTCGGTGCTGGAGGTGGTGGGGGAGGCGGGGGTGGAGGAGGAGGCGGCTCTGGCGCAGGACTCGGGGCAGGGCTAGGAGCCGGACTAGGCGCTGAAGAAGGCGCAGGAGCCGGTGCAGGACTTGGTTCCGGTGCAGGAGCGGGGGCAGGAGATGGCTCCGGGCTTGGCGCAGGACTTGGAGCGGGTTCTGGTGCAGGACTCGGTGCCGGGGTTGGCGCTGGACTCGGCTCTGGAGAGGGCGCTGGACTCGGTTCTGGACTCGGAGCCGGACTAGGTTCAGGAGCGGGGGTAGGTGCAGGGCTAGGAGCAGGCGGGGTGTAGATCGTATCTGTCGGTACTCCGCCTCCGACAAATTCGGATGAACTGACATCTGTTGCTGGCGCAGGAGCGGATGTTGGCGTAGAAAACTGATATCCCTGCGGAAATCCTTGTTGCTGCCCTCCAGGCACACCGCTAACAGGAGGGCTAACAGGAGGTTGATACGGTCTGTACCCTTGTTGACCGAACTGAATACCACTTGGAGGTGTAGGAGGAACTGTAGGTGTAACTGGGGTTGTTGGAGTTGTAGGGGTAGATGGGGTGGTCGGAGTTGTAGGGGTGGTTGGAGTAGTCGGGGTTGTTGGAGTTGTAGGAGCAAAAGGATTATCACCCTTAGAGGCTCTCAAGGCATCTGCAGCTGTAATCTTTCCATCTTTATTCAGATCAAAGAATGGATCTGTCGGACGCCTCTTAGTAGCGATCTCTAAGACGTACTTCCCACGATCCTCCGGACTCATGGCTTCAAAGTTTTCCTTTGAGATCCTTAACGAAGGAATAGCCACTTCATCACGCAGTCTCTGTAGTTCCCCAGGAGGTAAGCTCACAGGTATATCGTTATTTTTATCGAAGAGAGATAAACCGTCTTTACTATCTAACAGACGGTAATTTTCTCCGATATCGTAGAACCGCACCTTGTTCTCGTCTTGCCCGGTCGTAATCGGACCGGCAATCTCCCGAGGCTTGTACGGAGCGATGTTCGTTTCATAAAGATCATTCAGATCTTGAGCCGACAAAGGAACTACTTTGCCGGACTGACTATCCACAACCGATACCTTCCCGAGAGAGTCTTCTATCGCTGAATAACCGCTACCGATGTCATAGATCGTGTTTCCTTGATCATCCTTAGAAACACGGGTAACAGCACCTTCATAGATGTTGACAGGCGTCTCCGGGAAACTAGATCCGTACAGATCTCTCTGAGTAACCGTTCTTCCGGTTGTCGGATCAGCTAACCTATCTAAAGCAGTTTGAACTCGTACCGCATCATCAGACGACGCCGGTTCTAACAGGTTCGGATAGATCTCTTGACCGGCCTGAATCTCATCAATCATGTGCCGACCAGCAATCTCAAGAGTCTTATCCCTCCACTGTTGAGCACCTGCCGCAGTAGATAGATTGATCCCAGAGCCTGATAAAGACCCCGCAGCTTCAGCCGCAGCGCTATCAATAATCCGCTTAAGATTGTCTAACGTGAATAACGAACCTAACTGCTCTCCAGTAAATCTTTGCCCGAGAATCTGCGTGAGTTCTTGCAACCCCCCCGTCAAACCTTCTTCAAGAACCTCTTTTGGGACATTTTTAAGCGCCGTGTTGATCGGTTGCTGCAGAATAGTTTCGCCAATCCTTTTAAGCGTCTGGTTGCGAATCGCACTACCCACAGGCCCCATCAGGTCTAATGCGCCACTAACCGCTGCAGTAATCGTCGTAATGTCTGACGTCTTCGCAAGATAGTCCACAACCGAGTTCGCCATCTGCTCGGGAGACTGATCTTTATAGACCTCCGTCAGATACTTCATCCGATTCGCAAGCGACTCACTAGCCGCAATCGGTACGCTTACCGCAAGCGCTCCAACAGGGCCAGCAACCAACGCCCCTAGGATAGTCGCTGCAACACTTGGGCCTCCTGCGCCCACGTTGTACATCAACCAATCTGAGAAGTCGCTAGAAAGACTCCCAAGATTGTCTGTTCGTATTTGCGTGAAACTCGGAACCTCAATGCCATCTCTGGCACGTTCTTCTCTAAACTTGTCGTACAGACGTAACGCCTCTTGTGCAGAACCAACACTCCCTTGAATCTTTTGATTCTGCTCTGCTCGCATCTCTTCTCGGCGCTCAGGAGAAGCCGAGTAATACTCAGAAAGAATCCTTTGACCAAGAGGAAAGTTCTTGATTGGCGCAATGGCTTCGTTTAACTTGCCATCATCTATCAGATCAAACCTTGAGAGGTTCTTTTGAGCTTGATCTACCTGTTGAGCATCCGTGTTTAGCTTAAACAGAATAGGAGCCGCAGTAAGCAGTTGATTAGCGCTATCCTTAAAACCCTGCACAAGCAAACTTCGTTGCTCATTCGTCCCGCCAAACGGCGTCGGAATGTTTGGATCGGCTTCCCAAGCATTCAAACTAGATTCAACGCCTAGCTTCAACAATGACGGGTTTACGTTCTCAAACTCATTCTTGAGAGCATCAAACACATCGTCCGAAATCTTCTTTGCTTCCCCGGAGAAAGCCTTGATGTCCTCTCCGGTGTATGCAGAGCCTGGCAGGTTTTGAATAGGAACAATCTGGCTAGGGACCTCTGGCTTTACAGCACCCTCATCCGTAATGGTGATCGGAGTTGTGCCTGGCTTAGTTCCATCCGTGCTTACTTCTGTAACTGGGCGCATTGTTCCAGTCGTGTCTATAACATTAAGTTCGTTTGGATCAACAACAGTATTTGGCTTAACAACCCCTGAGCTAATCAACTTGTCAACATCAACATCTTTGTCCGTAACCACCTTCGGTGGCGTAGCACTAAGACTCGCTTCTTCTTTTGGCTCAAACCACTTCTTAAAAAACTCTTGATACTCATCAGGCATTAAGGAGGCGCCACCATAGTTTTGCTCATACACTTTGCCATCTGGGCTTAACAATATAAGGCGCGGCCCTCCCGTGGATTTGTCACTAGCGTAGTCTGATACATATTTCCACCCATCCGCTCTTTGCTTGACCTCTGACGCAGGACTGGCTGGGTTTGAAATGTCAATTCTGTATATTCCGGTCAATCCCGGTGCTGACAATTGAACAACATTGTCTTTTGTGCCGAGCCAATCCATTTCTACTTCAAACGGGACTCCAGCGACTTTTGCTTTGCCGCCCCTTCCTATTTCAACCTTTTCTTTGCCAAATCTCTCAATAAGATTCTTTTCAAACGGCATTACCTTTTCTGGTGCCCCGGCCGAAATATACCTATCAATATCCGCTTCTGTTGGCTCTGCATTAAATGTTTCTTTGTATAGCGCTTCGACTCTGTTTCTGTACTGCTGCTTGCTGATTTCGTTTGAAAAGTAATACAGTTTGTTTGGGTCTAACGAAGGAAGAAAATTCTGGTTTCTATCAATAACCTTTTGCGTGTCTTCTTCCGAAAGACCATATTGCTTCGCAAGATTTTTTATTATGTTTTCATTGTTTATTTTGTTTGACTCAAAAGTTATATCTAGTCCATTGATATGGTCAATAACCTTTTGCGGGTCAGAAAACCCAACAAACTGTTTTAGAGAATCATTGGATATCAACCTACCAAACGGGCTGTTTTCGTCAACAAGAGTTCGCAGTTTTGTTGGCGTAAGATAACTAGGAACCGCCTCAAAAAGAGTATTGGAATCTTTGCCAATGTTTTCCCAATTGACAATACCCAACTCATCCGTGTTTCGCTGTATTAGGTCGTTTACTAACTGCTCGGCAGTATCACTCCCGATTCCTTTCTCAATTTCTTCTTTTGTTTCATTGACTTTCTTGAAAGATTGATCTAGGTTCCATAGGTAACTGCCTATACGCTGCGCAGATTTGTCATCGTATATTTCTGCACTAGACATCGCAGCATCAACAATTTGCCGCGCTTTATCTATACCGACTTTCTTTTCTAGTTCTTTCTCTTGACGCCATACATTAGACAACTCGGCGTTTAACTTAACCTGCGCACCTTGAACTAACGACTCTGACAAGTCTTTACCACTGAGCAGGTTCTCCGCTGTTTTAGTGACAAACGCCTTTTGATCTGCACTTAAGTTGTTCCAGCCTTTTGCAGAACTAGCATTGGCTGCAACAGCATTGACAACACCATTTGCTAAACCCGTTTTAATGCGCTCGTTAATGTCACCTTCTGCTGTAAGCGCAGATTGAATAGCCGGTTTGATTGTCGTTTGCCAAAAACTATTTTGGTTCGAACTTTTTGCAACGCCGGTTAGCTTAGAAACTTGTTCTTCTGTAGGCTCTAGCGCAGCACTAGCCGCCGCACCAATAACAGAAGCCGCAATTTCTTTAGAGTTTCCACCAAGTAATGCTGTTCTGGCCGCAGCAGCCGAGATTGCTGTTGCGAACTTTTGACCCGCCGAAGACTCAAAGAGTCCGCCAACCGAATCCCCGATGTAACTCCCCAAAGTCTGAGCTAACGCACCTTTGATCGCTTGTTTTGGGTCTCCCGTAAGAACAGAGTTGATAACAACATTCCCAATCGCCGTGGCTACGGTTGCGCTTGCAGTGACGTTTACAGCACCTAGAATCGCGTTTCCAACGGCCTGACCTACCCCAGGGTAGAACGCAAGAGCTACAGCCGCTATCGGGGCTATGTCTCGCAGGAACTCTTTAACGTCACTACTTGAATGCCTCTGGGCCGTAAAAACAGGAATCGCCTCCCCAGCACCCGGAATAGGAACAAACGACACCCCATAGGTCGTATTCCCCTTTCCTGCGTAAGTCCCTCCCCACACGCCTGAATACACCTGCCCCGTATCAGACATTGAGGGGGTTAAGTTGCCTTGTAAATGATGGCTCGTTCCAATAGCCTGACCAGTCTTTTGGTTGCCCATGACGTAGTCATAACCACCCTGCGGACTTTGAACCGGGATTAGTCCAACATCTTTTAAGTCTGTAATGCCTGCACTGGCTAACTGACTAGCCATGTACTGCGCAGTTTCTTCCTTACTTAATCCACTATCCCAAGCAATACCCGTTGCTTGGTTTTGAGCAAGAATCTGCTGCGTTAACTTTTCTACAGACATCATGCCACCCGAGGGTTCACAGCAGACAGCAATGCTGCTGCCCAGTTAAACCAGTCATCAAAGTCATCTGTCTCTGGAATCGCTTCGTTCGCAAAGACATCTATAGCCTTCAACCCATTACCCCAACGCTTCCAATCCGTATTCTCAGTCGGTATCTCTAACTGCTGCGCTGCGTACTGCTCAACCATAAGCGATGCCCAAGATTCAAACGTGTGAAACCTCGGGTCATACACCAACGGTGATTCGGTACTAGCCATCAATACCCTCTGACGTCACCAAGATCCGCGTTCAATATCACTTTGCCAACCTGATAGTCACCACCGGCAACATTAGAGACGAACTTCAACCTCAACTCTCGCCTCTGCTCTTTCATGTCAATCTTGTTCGTGTTCGCATCAAACGTATAAGGACCCGTAGTCGAATCCTCAGACTGAGCATACGGCCTTCCAGTGATATACAACTCCATATCACCCTCTAACAAGAAGTCAGGCTCCACCCTCTCTACCCTTAACCACTTGTTCAAGCCATCCATAGCCGGTTGAGAGGGGCCTCCAGCAATCCAACCCAACTCGTTCGTCTCAAAATAACTCTCTATCGCCTCTACGTTCTGTCCATCAACAGCATCTACCCCGATTTCATGCTGATGGATCTGTATCCGGTTAGGAGGTAAAGAGAACGTCAGAGAAACACTTCCAGTCCCCGTAGCAGCTTGAGACATCTCAATCGCCTGCGCATAGATCGCACTTACAGGAATCTGAAATCCAGATCCTGTGCCTCCAAGATCTGAATTATCCGCAGACAACACATCTCCGACCTGATAAGCAGCACCACGAAGAACAATCGTCACCGTAGTCACTACTCCACCAGATACCCCAATATCCGCTGTTGCATTCGCTCCAGAACCACCCGTCAAAGGAACATCCGTATACGAGTTATTCACATATCCAGACCCCGGAGTAATTGCCCCCAAGGTCTTGATGTTCGAACTCGTTATCGCCATCACCGACGTCCCCGTAGGTATGTTCGATCCCGAAATAACCTGCCTCAAAGCCACCTGTGTGTTATACGTATCTAGGAAGATAAACTCACTTCCCGTCGTAACCGTCATACTCTCAGTGAAGATCGCCGTCTCAGGAAGCGTCTGCCAAGAAGCCATCACCGGATACGCAAAGACCTGAGAGAAATATCCCGCCGATCTACGCGCACCTACCGCTTGTCCAGCGTCATACCAAGTCTGCTCTCGCACGTTATAAATAATGGCGTCCGTACACTCAGTAGCATTCCCACGAGGGTAGAACCACCAGATCTCTCCAAACCGCGGAACCTTCGTAACCCAAACCTTCTGCCTCTGGTTGTAGTTCAAGTTATCAAAGAACCAGTTCTGGTTCATCGAGTTCGGGATCTCTTTCACGGTTCCGTTGTATAGAAGGAATCTATCAACACCACACCAGTAATAGATACCGTCATACTCAATAACGCTCTGGCTCGACATAATCGACGTCTGACTCGAAATAATGTCGTACCGCCAGAAGGTCGGAGTCGCAAAGTTAGCCGTCCCTGGAACCCCTAGGTTCGTCGGGGCATACGACACCCTAATCAAGGAATCTAGGCTCCAAAACAACCCCGACGGTGAATTAGAACCACCTCGAACCGGAAGCCCCTGTACGATCTTTCCCGTCGCTACGTTGACCGCATTCGCATCACTTGAAACCCAGTCCTGCGCATTACCGGCAGAACAGTTCCTGATCAATCCGTTGTTTCCAAAGACAAAGACATACGGATGTAGAGAAACTACTCCACCAGATACCGATACGTTGTTGTTAAACGTAGCCGTCACCGTAGCCGATGCCGTTGCATTGTTAGACATCGTAACCGTCGTACCCACCACAGATACAACCGTCGTATTCGCAGGTATCCCAGCACCGGTAATCGCTTGACCAGCACCGATCAAAGGATTCGATACCGCTAACGTCAACGTCGGGCTTAAGTTCGTCGTTGTGACGCTATCCGTAAAGACACCAATCTGAGACATCGTCGTCCCAGTGATGTTCCCAATAAGCACCGGGGTGTCATTGTCTGAATCTATCGCCTGAAGATTCTGCCCAGGGTGAGCCACTAACGACTGAACTCCAGCCCCTCCAACGTCATAAAATCCATCAAACTGCCAGAGATTCAACGGGGACGCAGTAAAGTTTGATAGTGAGAACTCACCTATCCCCGCGCCAATACCGTTATCGTCAATCGTCAGAACTTCGAGGCCATTGTTATACCCAGAGAAGATTGACGTAAAGGCATTCTGAGCATTTACCCAAATCCCCCTAGACGGCCCAAACATCTGATCTGAGATTACTCGGTATCCGCGGATCTTTCTCGGTCTACCACGCTGAAACCTTACCCAGCGACCATCCGTGTAGAACGCACGATCAAAGATCGTTCCATCCCTCTGAATACCGGGTTTGGTATCTAAGGCAAAGACTTTCTTGGTCATGTGAACAATCCACCAGAAACACCACCCGTGAAGTTCCCAGTTCCAGTAATCGCTAAACCCGTCGCCGTCAAACCAAATCTCTTAGTACCAACAATCGTGATACCAAATTCGCCAGAACCCGGCCTGTAGATACCCGTATTCGTCTCAGTCGCAAAGTTCAACGCCGGAGCTGCCGCAGTACCATCTACTAAAGATATGTTCGAAGCACCCGCCGCAATCGTCGAAGCATTCAGCAGATTCACCGAGTCACACAACAAAATAACCTGTTGACCGGCAGGAACCGTTGCTATCGCTCCACCCGCAACCCCGGTCTGGAAGGTAATCTGATAGTTGCTTACGCCACCGTCCGTCTGGTTCGTGATGTAGTAAACCTGGATCGTCTGCGGAAGATTAACCGTTACGTTTCCAGACAACGTCCCCGTGTACTTCTGTACAACATTCGACGCCTCAGATGCCGTCAACGTATAAGTTCCGGTCGTAACCGCTTTGGTTAACTGCGTGAAGTTAAACTGCGTAGACCTTCCTAAACCAATCGTGTACCAGGCCGCCCCTGACGATATGACTACCGCAGAATCCGCAGGTTGCATCGCTAGAGACGCTGCACCGTTGATTAACTGCCCCCCTACCGGAGAAACCGTTAACGTCCCAGTCCCGCCGTTTCTAACAAGAACAAACCAGTCTTCTCCGACCGTTGTAGCCGACGGAAGCGTTAGAGTCCCAGAACCCCCTGTCCATACCTGCGCAGAAGCCCTGTCACCGTCTAAAGCCGTATAGTTAGAACTAAAGGTCGTAACGTCATACGCCTGATTCAGCGTTGAGCCAATAGCCTTTAATCCCTCTCCGGCAAGCACCGCAGCATCAGCGTTACTCGTGCCAACACCGAAGGCTATAAGACCCCAGGTTCCTGCCGCGGTAGCGTTCGTCGTGATATAGACGTACTTCGCTTCCCCCGCGGCAATCGTCGTGATCGTGTTACCAGCATAGTCCGCTAAGGTAAACGTCGTAGCACCGACGTTCCGAACTAAAGAGTCTTCTCCGACACTCGCCTGATTAGCCGGAGGCATCCTCAGAGTCAACGACCCTGCGGTTGCCGTGACGTTCATGATCCGCGCTACATAGTTATCCGTAGCAGAACCATTGATAGGCCACTCTAAGGTCGTATTCGCATCTAACGTAACAGCACGATAGGAAACGTCGGTCGGCTGTATAACTTGTCCGGTGAACGGAGAGGTGAAGCTCATGAATCCCTCACTATGGCTTGACGATCACCGATTCTGGCTACGTCCTCGGTCTTCAGAACATTCACAATGGCTGAATACTGAGCCTGCCACATCGGGACACGATCGTCGTTTTTCAGGAAAGGCATCGCCTGAAGGAGCGATCCATACAAAAGAGCCTGCGGTGCGTACTGAGTGAACCAATTAGATTGATTCGAGTCATCTAGAGGTTGAACCCTCTCGTAGTACAGCACCTCGTACGCATAGTCATCGTCCGGCGTCGGAGCGACTAACCAATGCGTATAGTCATAGTCACAGTAAAACAGAGGCACATCCTCTTGAGTAGGATCCGGCCAATACTCCCTGAGATACTCATACTTCCTCAGAAGAACCGGCTTCCTTTCTCCACCAACCGTGACGTTCATGGATACCGTCTTTCTCCAGCGGGCAGGCTTGTCAATGATCGCCTCCCCCTGAACCATCGTAGATGTCACTACCGTTAGATTTCCAAGAAACTTCAGATCAGCCGCTAAAACCTGCTCGGCAAGACCAATGAACGTCGGAATACGATCAATCGTCTCAGCATCCGTCCGCTCTAGGTATTTTTCTATGTCAGCAACTAGGTTGCTGTACGTCATCATGTAAGCCATCACCACACCTTCTTCTTGATCGACTCCGGCTGCGGGACATACTGCTTACCTTGCCGCATTCCCTCACGCTTTGCTCGCGTGGTGGCGGCGTATTCAGAAGCCGTTAGCTTCTCTCGTGCTCGCCGGGGGAGATACCGCTCACCCGTAGCCTCTGAACCTTGCGTAGATGGCTTCCCAGACCTCGTACCCCAGTCTTCACGAGTCCATCTCGATAACGAATTATCTGCTTTCTTTGGCCCTTTGTAACCACCCCCAGAGCCTTTGTACTTCTGCGTAGCTAATTGAGCCTTCCTAGCCGACCACTGACCCGGCGCTCCACCCTTACCGGACGCCTTCACCTGGGAAACAATCCTTTTCCATTTCCCCGGATCAGTCTTGGTCGCTGAACTCATTTATCTACCTTGTTGTCCAACTTATCAAAGATCCTTGACAACATTCCCTTGATGTCCGCTATATCAACTCTGTAATCATCTCTAGTGACATACTGAAGCGGCATCTCAGACAACTTGTCCTCAATACGCAGAATTGAGCGCGAAAGGGAGTTGAGAATCCAACCCCCAAACGCGCCAGAGACCCCAAAAAGGATGTTGATCAGGGTCTGTGAATCCATTACTCAGTTCCACCTGGACTTTCGGCTTCCTTGGGCGCTGCCGCCTGCTGGACACCGTTGATCAAACTAGCCACCTCAACATAAGGACGGCTACCCAAATAGTTCAGAATCGCATTCACCAGTTGGACTGGCATATTGATGGTTTCCAATTGACTCTCCATGTTCGGGGAACATTCCCCGACACTATTTTGCCATTTTTATTTGAGAACCTCTATGGCCGCCTGATACAAAATCTTCCGGTTGTCAAGACCTATCGTCCCACCGTTAATCCTCTTGGTCATCCCCTCTACGTCACCCTCGTCCGCAAAGAGATTCAACCCCTTAGACTGCCAGAACCAACCCGCGGACAAAGCAGCCACTACAGGATCTTCTAGCCTCTCTGGCTCATCTAAGAGAGTCACACCTAGAGCCTGACCACACCTTCTATAGTTATCTCGTCCTGTGAGCTGTTTTAAGCCTCTGCCCCTGTATTTCCAGCCATCCCCCGGCTCTGTGTTACCTAAGTTCTTAGCACCCCAGTCTCCACCGTAGATCAGGTTAGCAATCCGCTCCTGATCCGCCGGTTGGTCTTTTGTCCTTCCATACTTCTTACAATCCATCTCACTGATCCGGTGCCGTCCAAACATGGACATCAGAGCCTCTACCCGGTAGTTCAGGTTCTCCGTCAGGATCGACAGACCACCGGACTCATGTCCGATCTGCGATAGAAACCCGGCTTGTCTCTGAGGTGTATCTATTCCATACAGATCCATAGCGTCTTCTATAGGCTTTAGAAACCGCTCTGCGTGTTCTTTTTTAGCCCCGGTACAGACCATCAGTTCTTCTAAGGTCATTTCTTCAGTTCCGCAGCCAGGGCTTCAGTCTTTTCTTTAGATCCAGCACTGGAACCCAGAAAAAAGTTCAGGATCGTTGCTACTACAGTGCCCAGCAAAAATCCCAGTATAGTGTCGGCAAACCGGATGTTGAGTTCAGGGATGTTGGTAAAGGTGATAAGAAAGATGTACACCACCGCAGTCAACGACCAAAAGGTCGCTAGATACATCACAAACCGCTTAGAGAACTTGTCGTCCTGCTGAAGGGCAGCCACCTGCATGGCCCTAGCGTCTGCGGTGTTCTTATTTGCCTGCTCGATCTTAAACTCTTCATGCTTCTGCGCAGCTTCACGCAAGGCATTGAC